TTGCATCTGCAGTATATTGAGGTTTAGCTGTAATTTCAAATTCTGTACCGGTAACAGTAATACTTTGAGCCGCTTCCGAATCTCCAATAAATTGTGCTGTAGCTGGAGCAGCGGCTGCTCCCGGAGCAGATCTAGTAGCTCTAATTTCAGCTACATCAGAATCTCCTAGTATTGCTGTATATCCGAATTGACGATTACCACCCTGGAAGTTTACAGTTGAAGGAGAAATGATTGTAGATTCTCCTGCTTCTAAACTTAAAACAGTCTGTCCAACTCTTACGACTGGTATACGTGATGTACCTTTCGGTAACGTAACTAATTTATATTTCATCATCTGAGTCTCATCAGGTAATGCTTCGATGAGTGGCATATTTTCAATAGCAGCTCCGTAATATGCAGTACCTAACGGATGTTCAGTGTTGTATAAATCATAATCTACTTCATCATCAGATAATGCAAATTGAGTGATTTTAAACTCATCACGACCGCGGGCTAATAATTCACGGCCTTTCTTAGTAAGAATAGCATCTACAGTGATTGTACTATTATTTAAATAACCCATGTTATATCCTTATTTTAAATAAATATATACCTAAATCAAATTATCTAACTAATAAATTACCAGGTTCTGTATTACCAGTACCTCCACGCGATTCTGGAGCTTGTGTAAATATTAATTGATTAGCATTTGTCTCATAAACTTCGATTACAGGCGTACCTAATATTGCTGTTGCATTTTGTGTAGTAGTAGGTAAATTAATATCTGGGGCAGAAATGCGGCATCCTAAATATCTAGAATTTTCATATTGAGCTAATTCATCATCAAAATAAGCTGCGGGTTCTAAACTAATTTTATAATAATCATTTCTAGATTGACTAGCCGCATGCTGTGCATTTCGTCTTTCTAATGATGCTCCTACATTACTACCAGAATAATGATAAACGATGCGTTGATATATGTTACTAGGACGTGGCTGATCTATAATAGGCATTTCTGCAGAATGGCATACTCCGCGTATACTAAAAATAAAGCTTGTGCCCGTCGACTGCAACGGAGCAAATATAATACATCCATTTGTATTAGCTGCTTTCGATATACATGTAAATTGCAATGTTATGGCAATACGTTTTGCAGAATATGGTATACGTACATTACGTATAACTCCTGATGTCGTTGTATATCCTCCAGCATTTAATGATACATTTCGTGTTACACCATTACCTATATATTCCAAACGACCGTCATTATCTAAAACACCAATTCCTATACGCATAGCAAATACACCATTACCCACATCGAATCCATTAACAGTTTGTAAAGCTGCTACTATTCTATAATCTATATCGACATCAATATCATACGACGGATTGTTAATAACCAAACATAACGTATCAGTGATATCGCCGACAGCTGAAAAATATGTCCAATATCCAGCATTAGAATTAACAAATGGAACTAATTTATTGCCGATATAATCATTAACTGTCGGATCTAATGTATTAAAATTAGGCGACGATGTTGTTATGTACCAATCATAATATTGTGCATTATTGTTACTATAACTAACAACATCTATAATAGATGCGGTATATGATGGCATTTCATCTAACGGATTAGTTTCGATAATGCAATAATCCATCGGGCCAGGACTTTGTATACCTGTAAAATTAGCAAACCATGTATCTCCAGTCTCATCATATCCATTGTAACTATCGACATGATATAAACTTTGTGCACTTATAACATCGCGAGTTGAATCAATACTACCACTATACAACGAGTACTCACCAAACACTAAAGCATCGGGTTGCGGTATTTCAGCATCATATTGCGGATTCTCTACCTGCGGTCTTTTGGTTATTTGAGCCTTTGCACGTTCCAATGCATGCGGTTCTACTAAAACACCTGCAGCTAAATTAGCACGTAATGGTACCAATTGTTTTATTTGACTAAATAAACTAAAGTCGAACTGACTAAAAATTCGTAAGTATGCATTTATATCGTTACGGTCTGTATATTTTTTCCAATATTGATCAGAAATGTAACGTAGATCACGATATTGAGTTTCAAATTCGTCGCCAGGATCTCCTATATATGCATCTAACTCAGCATCTCCGAATTGATCAAATATATCTTTATTTACTTGGTCTGCGTGACTATAAAACAATCCTAGTTTGTTATTATCGATAGGAGCATAATCATAACTAGAACGTTCCCCGGTATTTGTCGGCGATAGTTTACTAACTAAATAATTATCTTCTAAACGTATTTTTTCCGATCTAGGTAAATTACCGCCTAGTGATACACCTTGAATATAATAAACTTCATCTAAACTATAGTAATTACCAATTTGTGGATTAGGCGGAGATGCGGCAGAAACAGTACCATTACGATTTGTATATGACCTATTAGGCTGACTACCAGATAAAAAAGTATTTACACTATGGTCATATGCATTTCCGTCACTACCTAATGTAAAATGTATTTGTAATTGATTATAACTACCGGTAGGGTCGCCATATATTGCATAACTTGTTGGATTGAGTGTATGATCATCAAATGAAGCCTGTGATAATTCCGAACTCCATTCACGAAATTCTTGTAGGTATCCAGTAACGTCCTCTATACGAGAAGTACCGCCTGCGAATGCAGATACGCCCGTTGCTGAACCTGATACTCTATGTGAAATACGTCCTACAAAATGATCACTAGCTTTTTGTACTTGTACATATCCACGACCAGCAGAGTTTCTACACCAACGTATATTCCATACATCTCCATCATATATAGGGGCATATGGTGTTGCAATCGTTCCGTTCATTACTACACGGCCATACTCATCGCTACCAGAATATAATCCTGGACTGAATGGTTCTATAGCAACCGTCTGGCTACCAGCGCCAGAAAAAATTGTCTGGCTAACTCGAGCCCCGTCAATATTCTTAAATCTAATTTCACGTGTAACTATACCGGATGGAGATGTGTATTCAATACTAGATATTGGATTTTCAGCACCGTCTTCTCCATTAGCATTAAACACTGCCATATAAGCATATCGATCCTCAATAATGTTAGGTGCATCTCCAGATACCGCCGGGCCGCCATATTCTCGTATACTTAACAATGTTTGTGGTATACCGTAACACGACATTAATGCCTTAATACTACGGGCAGTACCTTTCGTCTTTAATAGATACGGTAAGTTGTTAACTATACGACGCCATACTTCAGTAGTAATTTCTTCATTAGATTTACTAAATAAACTACCGGTACTTTGATACTTGCCATCTGTACCTACACCTAATTTATACTTCCATAAAGCTGTAGCTTGATTACCATTAGTTAATGTCCAACCCATTGACTTTGCAATGTCGTATAAAGTATCTTTACCGACACCTAACTTAGGATGTTCTTCGTTACGATAATTACGAGATAATGCATCAATATATGAATACAGGATATCAAAGTGATGGCCAATCATATTAACAAACAATTCATATTGACTGTTATTAGGATCAACACGTATGTGTTCTGGTATTGTTTTTGTTAATGCATTGTTATTGAGATCGTCGTACAAAATAGCATTGGCCGATGCAGTTGCAAACCAATTGCGAGCGATAGTAGTTGATGGGTTATGTATAACATAACTACTGTTACTTAAGTATTTAGGCCACGGGGTTATTACATATCCATCAGCTCCTAAATAACTACCAGATACTCCATGAGTAGTTAAACTACCAGTAGGATCGTTATATAAGTAACGTTCGAATCCATCGAATGATCCGACAATATTGTCAATACGCTGTCTTGTATTAGCAATGTTACTAGTTAACGATCCGCTGTCAGAGCCCGATGCCGCATTCAATGTAGAGATACGATTGTTGTAATATTCTACTAGTTCAAGTTTATACTTGAAGTTAGCTAAACGTTCATATGCAGAACTATAAAAAACAAAATTATCAAATGCAGAATAATCGATACCTAACGGTACACCTGACAATGAACCTGAAAATACACGGTCTAATATTTGTTGAGAAGTAGATAGATTTGCATCTAATAAATCATTCCAACTCTTAAACTCAGTCTCTGTAATTACGGCAGCACCTTCGTCGATATCAAAGTTAGCGCCCTTTAAATAATTAACTTTATCGGCTGGTAATGGTACCGTTAGACTAACATTATCTATATAAGCATCAGCTAATTCTTCTACAATCCAAAACGTATCGTTAAGTAAAATATCATCAGGTAATTCATTATATAAACGAATAACTAATTCGTTATCAGTATCCCAACCTTTATGATTGATTACTTTAAATACGTTGTTTTTACCAAAATTTATAGCTAAATCTTGGTCATATACACGCGAATATTCTGATAAATAGTCTTGGATTACCGTTTTGTAATCATCTACTTTGTCAGGTGTTACTGGAATTAATGCAGCTAATATTTCACGGCGATCAGGAGATATTTCTTTTACTTGAAGTATGCGATCATTAAAGTTACCTAGTACAGGCTCATGTATGTTAGTAACAAGTTCAAACTCGCCTCGGTTAATACCTAACGTTCCTAGTGCATCGGCATAATTAACATATAACTTGTTTGTACGTAAAGTAAAATCTGAAAGTAGTACACTATTAATATAACCACCGTCTTTAGAATAGGCATGAACTTCTACTTCCGATACCCCTTCCGGAGTAACACTTTTAGTATCTAAACTAAGTAATTCAACATCTGCCTTTTTCCATACTATACCACGCGTAACTCCGTCAATTGAAAGAATATCGTCTTTGTTTGTAAATCGTTCTAATGACATATTTAATCTTAGCTATTTGTCGGTAAATAATTATCAAATGTTTTGCCAGGTAAGTGTATATTCATAAGAAGAATAGCTGAACTAGGCCATTCTACTCCAAATTTACTAGCATTACCAATTTCGTCATGCACTTTTTGTCTGAAATATTGTACCGAATTGTACAATTTTTCCATAAATGTTTTAAATGTAGCCTCGATCTTAATACGGCATTGATTGCAATCATTTAGAGCTTGTTCACTAACAGCAGATAAATCATCTTCTAGAGCTATCATTCTATTATAAATATCTTGGAATGCCTCTAACGAATCGGCAGCAAATAATAAATCATCTATTTCTAATACAAAATCTTTAGCTAGTTGTAAATCTGTTCGTAACTCACTGATAAGTTTATCTACACGTTCTGCTTCAGTATATAACGGGTCCATATCAAAGTAATCTTTGTTAGAGTCATCTTTCCAATAATTACCACTGCCTTTATTATAACTTATTATAGCTGCACGAACCATACGTTTAACATATGCCGTGTTTCTCGTTAAAGAATTAACACGGTTAGAATTACTATCACCACGTCTAGGTAGCTGTGCATATCCGATATTACCTAATCGTTCATCAGTAGCAACACTATGTACTAATCCGGACCGATTAATACCAAAAATGTCATTTTCCTGATAAGGCTTGAAGTTTCGAGATATTTGTACAGTACCTTCGAATAATCCTAATAAACTAATAGATGTCGCCTGTTCAACAAGGTTACCGTTATTTTGGCGTTTAACATAACGATATGGTTCGTCAGCTGTTAGAATTTTATATAAAGGAGTGTTTAAGTCATCTATCGATGGCTGAGCTGCCGGGCTACCTAACTTATTCCTATACAGTACTGTATAGCCATCGGTTGGCTGACTATTAACTAGTGATGACAATGATAATGTACGAGCCGCTAAACGCGGCCATGATTCTTGTATATCAGCTTTTATCGACTCGATTTCAGCTTGTGCTGCAGCCTGTTGTTGTAGTACACGTAAACGTATAGGCGGATAATATGCAATACTACCTTCTGGCTCATACGGTTTTAAATATTCAATATTGAATGGTTCTCCACTATTACTGTAATTATCTATGTAATTACGATATTCAAAAATATCTAAACGATCCGCTTCTACAATATGAGGAAAATCATTCCAGATCGGACTATTGATACCGTCATTTTTTAATACTTCTATACCGCCAGCCTCTACTAACAAATTTAACCAACCATTTTCACTGTAACGTCCCTGTCCAATTTGATAGTTACTTAAACTAAGATTGTTTAGTGCAGCATATGTACGAGCCACATCTTCGTCAGTGACTTGTTTCCAGAATCCGTTGATCATCATACGTAATCCAAAGATTAAATCGTCACCTTGTACATCTGTCGTGCCGCTATTTACTAGAGTGTCATTGTACGGTACTGGCCAGTCCAGGATAACCATTTTACCTTCGTATTTTACACGTAGCTTTTCTCGGTATGTTTGTTTTTGAAATACTTGATCGAAATACAAATCCCTAGGATCTTCAGCTAAATATATGTCACTAGCCCCTGTACCTACATAACCGCGTGGTTTTAAATAATCGCCTGGATCACGATAAAATGGAGCTTTTGGCCGATAGCCACTCTCAAAACGTACTTGATAATTCCAATCGTTACTACGATCTAATACCTTACGAAACTCAAATTCTTCGATGGGGTTAGGCTTACCTAAAGTACGATCGCCCTCAAATGTGCCATCTAACACCATATCAAATTCTTGTATTTGTTCCGGAGTAGCTTCTCGAATATCACTATATGTCTTGCCGCGTTCTACTAGCATTACTTCTAATGTTTGATAATTAGGTATAGGTAATGCTCTACCATTTTCCACATAGTATACACAGAACGTAGACCGTACCACAGATTCTGGATCGGGAGGTACGGCACCTAAACGTGCAGTTATTGTCGTTGGGCCATATTGTAGATACGCATCATGCCAATCTACCGGATTCAATTCTATTTCAGAATTAATAAGAAATAAACCTGTCGGCGGTATCGGTCTAGGAAGATTTGTTTTAACATAAAAATCCCAGCCATCGTCAATAAAATTGTCTAAGTCTGTATCGTTAATTGTCGGATATGATTTATCTAAAGTATATTCGGCATATGTTTTAGACCCAGATGTCATTTGCAATACATTATAACTATCACGCATTGCTACCGTTACTTCCCTTTCATTAACCGGCTTTACATATGTACTAAGCTGTGTAATTTGTTTAGGAGTTAAATATCCTTGACTATACAAAGGATCGTTTGGAAACTCCTTCTGCATAATGTCTAATAGTGTAGTATTTAAATCTACACGTGACGTTTCTTTAGGATTGTCCCTATCTATAAATCTATTACTAGCCATTATCTAACTACCTTAAAATAAAAACCTTCACTAAACACTTGCACATCATCACCCCCATCACGTTCAACTTTCAAAACTATTTTATAGTAACGTTCTGGTTGAAATGTGTTTAAACGTAATTTAAAGAAACTACCTTTATCATCACATGATATTTGAGTAGCATCTGTATCGAACGGAATAATAGTTTCCATTGTAACCGCATCTTGTATACTGTAATAACTAGATGTTGGTAAACGAAAATCAATCAAATAGTTCGAACTAGTAGCATATGTCTTTGTAGGAAACTCTGGCCGAGCTCCTATACGAAATATAGCACGTTCCGATTCTCGATATTCATTACGTATATTTTTTATATACGGTATAAAAATGTTATCGGAAATTTCATCTTTAGATCCGGTGCCGTTTAATACGGAATCATTCCAAGCTACTTCTAGTCTAGGTATGTAAATTGTATGAGTATCTAAACCGTAAAAATTTACGGTACCTAATACATCATATGAATTTTCATCTGTTTTAGATCTTTTAATTATAAAGCCATGATTAGGAATCGTACCGTCAACCCAACGTTTAACGATATTAGTGACATCCATACGAACATCAGGCTCTTCATATGTAAACGATTGACTAGCCTCATATCCAGATCCAGTAATCCATGTACCGCCACCTAACGTAGTTGTATTAGAAAAATCATTTTTGCTATGTGCCGATCCAGTCTTCCAAAAAGTAGCTTGGTTAGCATTGTCACGATAATACCACGATGCCCCATTAGATATGTCAGGTACATTATCAAATCTACCATTACCATTTGTCCATGATTCAGAAACAGGAAATGCATAAATAGTATAATTTATAGGTAAATCTGTAGCTTGTGCAGCACGTATATTTAAGTAAACAGATGCAGAATTTTGAGACTTAAGGCCTATCGGCGGAATATCTCCAGCAACGATAGCATTACGAATTGCTGTTATTTGAGATCCAAAATCTAATAGAAATCTAGAGTTGTAATTAGCGCCTTGAATTTGACGTTCAAACAATGATCCTGATGCATGTTTAATTAAATCTAAAATAGGATCTATACCCGTGTTCTTCGCCGGATATCGTTCGTATAATGTAGTATCTCGTTCTGGATAATATAAGTGGTACATGCGTTACTCTTTACGGTTTTACTGTTCGGACTTTAATGTCTGCGTTAGGATATTTTATTTCGAATATACAAGGATCTAGGCTAGGATATATGATACCGTTTTTAGTAGCTCCTACCATATCATACACGTTACCTGAATATCCTAAGTTCTTATCAAACAAGTTTTTCATCTCAAATTTAGCTACAGACTGCACACCTGGTAATCTATCTAATTCACTTGTAATGTTAGAAATATTAATTAATCCATTAATCTGCAAACGATCTGGATCGAACATTTGCTTAAGCTTATTGATACAAGTTAAAATAACTTCATTAGCATTATAACTAGGTACAGGTACAATATCTACTTCTATTCCTACATTAACTATATATGCAGTTTTTATATTAATAGCATCTGTTAGCATACGATAATTAGACAGATATGTACGTAGATTTTCTTGTGTAGCTGGATTAAGGGTTGTAAAGTTGCGATTAGCATCGTATGACAATACGTATAAATTTAATGCTAATGGATTAGCAATAGTATCTCTAGGATAGTCTCGATCACTTGTATCTAATTGAAAATCACTTACAATATAAGCCTTTGCAACAGAACCGAATCGTCCCGGCATAGCATAACATCTAGTTATATAATCTTCGCGCGTGATAGCTCTATTTTGAGCTGCAAAGCTTGCCATAGCATTTTGTCGTATACTTTCAAGTGATTCTTTACTTTTACCGCCTGTAGCAGAAATAGGATTGTTAACGGCGACAGAATCTTTAGTACTAGTTAAATTTAATCCATATAATTCAGTAGCTGTATTGTAGGTTATAGAATCTATTTTAGTAAGTGTATTAGACGCAACATTATCATTGACAGATCCACCGACACTATAAGTAACGGTTAATACAATGTTATTAGGAGCTAATCCATATGTACTAGTATACAAAAAGTTACTGGGATCTAAATTTGAATTAGTAGTACGCGATAAATACTCTAAACCTAATCCGACATTTTTAGGATTAGGTATTAATTCTTCATCTGCATCCGAACTAACTCCAGATCCAAATTGCAATTCTATACGATTATCTTCACGTACACGTGTTACAAATCTACGAGCCGATCTACGTAATTTTAATAAATAAGGAGTTGAACTTCTGTAAATGTAAAGTTCTGCATCATTATAAGGAATATTAGCTACATCATCAAATACTGTATCCTGAGCTAAATAATCAACTTCGTACCATGTGTTTCCATCATCGTCAGTAACACTAATTATATCTAATACGTTAGCTTCAGGTAATACTATTTTATCGTACGGCTTAGGATCTCCAAAAGTAAATGTAGAAGTTTTAACTTCCCCAGATACAGCTTGTACAGATTTTTTTAAAAGATAGTATTGTACATTGCCTGAACCGTCAATTTCATATACAGATATATCCGTAGGACTCAGTGAACTACTAAATGTAAAATCAACATCTTGTATTGTACGAAATTTTATCGGTGCTGTGGCAGAATCTGTAGCTACCTGCATGCCTTGTCTAATATTCAGACTGTAACGGAAATCAGGGCGTGCGTTAACACCAGTACCTATTGCCGGTATCAATTGATATACATCTAAATCTACAATAGCAGGAGTATTAAGTTTAGGTTTATATCCGAACAACTGCGACAACATTAAAACATTACTTTCTTCTAATGCGCTAGATAAAACTGATTCGCGAAAACTTTGATCTGCATAGAATGATAAAACATCGCCTACATATGATGCCATTTCTATAAACATCATGCCAGGCGATGATTCATTGAAATCATTGTAAGTATTAGGATAATACTGTTTAGCAAACGTGATTAAGTTTTGCCTAAACTGAGCAAAATCTTTATTTAAATACTTTACATCCTTTTTAACTAAATCCATTAAACTCTCCTAGATGCAAACACTCCAACAGCCGTTAATTGACGATTAGCGTCAACTTGTGGAGTGGCTTGTGATACTATTATTGTATTTTCTTGAGCTAATACATTTATTACTAAATTAGCTCCTACGTTTGTAA